ATCTGTACGGCGTCAGCGGGTGCTGTGCTCAAAGTGACAACATTGGTGCTTCCGTCCACAGAATAGTTGATTGTAGAGCCATCCTCGCTAGTAAGCAACAATCGTTGGCCACCAATGAATATGTCTAACTCACTAGCGCTGGATGGTGTTTGTGATAGAGTGAACGCAACAGTACTACCGTCACCAGCGAAGGTGTTGGTGTATACTGTGTCCACGTAAGGAATGGTTTGAGTACCAGACGCGTCTACCACTGCTGTGCCTGATCCATGCTCCTTAACTCCTGTTCCAAGTGTACCACGTTTGAGTTGCCCCAAACTGTTGTTGGTCTTGGTAAAATATTCTATTCTTTCCTTGCCTATGAACACCACTCCCGGTATTATAGTACTCACGGTAGATCCATCTAATCCTATGACCGTTTGTGGATTGGCTAATACTGATCCATCTGCAACCTTAATTGTTTCTGCATCGGTTGCCAGTGTCTGCGTTAGTTCTGTGGTGTGTGTTTTAGAAATACGCTTGTAGAAGGTCCTATTCATCATATCCTTGAATATCCTGTACCCCACGGCGCCTGTTGCAGATTCTACCGCAAAGTACATCACATCTAATCTGTCTGAACTTGTTATTGTCTTGCCTGATATCGTCATCGTACTTCCTGAAAGAGTATAGTCGAATCCTTGTACTAACTGTTCACCGTTCAACCACACGAACATGTACGAAGAGTTGAGTGGAGTATAATAAAGTTCATGTACTCCGTTAGGTCTTCCTTCTAGTACTTCTCTCCTCATCTTTGTACCTAGAGCGTTATTAAACGTTGTCACCCGCAATACAGAACCGTTGGTAAGTGTGTGCCCGTCTGCGGCGATCTGAGCAGTGTCTAAAACTAATGCCGACGAACTGTCACCACCGTCGATTGTGTAATGCTTATCAACCAGCGTTGTGATTGCTACAACATCTCCTTCTACCGCTCCTGTACCTTGTAGATGAACTGTTTGTGTAACAAGATCTACTTCGTAGTTTCCTTGCTGAGCTACTGTACCCTCTACTAATTTTCTTCCGTTATAGTGAACCTCTATTTGATTTTTGTTAGTGATTACCTTAGCAGGATCCACCGTTGAACCATCACTCAACCCAGATGTTATGCCAAAAGAATAAGTGGTTCCATCACCTACATAGTATGTTGTGTCTGGTCCCCTTAACACTTTTCCATCAAGTTCCACTATTGTCAACGCATGGAAAGGCGAAACCGATCCCGGTGGGAACGTCATTGGCAAGGTTGTTGTGGAGCCATCATAGATAATGTCCTCCGCTCTGATCTGTGCCACGCTTCTAGACACACCTGTTTTTTGGAAACCGGCCACCTGTATGAAATCACCTGCCGAAGGAGCCTCAACAAATGTTATTGTCAATGTATTTGAAAAACTGCTTCCTGATGAAACCGTTGTCGTGAACGCTGTTGTTGGAAGTCCGTTTTTGGTCACATAGATCTCAGACGCTGTTGAATCTATGTTGAAATCCTCTCTTACAGATGTTGTGAATTCTATCGTTGATCCATCTCCCGTATACTGATCTAACACTCTATAATTCTGTCCTGATATCGCGAACACCTTTGTCGTAATAATACTGTTATCGGCCGGAGCAGAAGTGAACGTAATAGTTTTTGCCGCTACATCCACAGTGTAGTCAGCCGCTGTTGAACCGTCTAGTGAAACCTTTTTAGTCAGCCCGTCAACTGATACTGTAACCGATGCCAAAGATCCAGGATAATCTCCTATAGAGTAAGTCATGGTGCTACCGTTACCTATATAAGTTTGCTCTGTGATAAATGGCACACCCGATTGTGGAGATGTGTAAACTTTGATGTCTACTGTATCGAATATCTGTCCTGGCACTACTTCCTCAGGAGCGTAACTAGTAGTTGGTGAAATAAACTCATCACCATCTACATTAATATCACTCGGTGCTGAACCCAACGCTGAAGCATATAATCCGTTTTTGGTGAACAGTCCGCCTTTGATTATACTATCTAATGTTCTGTCATCTGTTGGAGTTAAAACACCGTCATCATCTGATGGAATAAATTCTACCAACGAATTTTCATCCGGGGTAGTACTCAATGTAAATGTGGTTGTTGTACCGTCACCTGTTATAATATCTGACAATTTAGTCCTTGTACTGTCATCTTTTGAAGTGTAAACATAATAAACTGTTCCGGACGCCGGCGCTATTGGAAATGTGTATGAATTGGTAGATCCGTCCGCCAAGAATGGCACCGTCCTTGACAGTCCGTAGTTGTCCCATGGGTAGTCGTACCAAGCGGAGTTATCCCAGCCCTGACTCTGTGTGAACAATAATCCTGTGACCATAGTTCCACCATAGTCCACCCCTGACATCACCTGCGAAAGTTCATTGCCCGGCATTCCCGATGCTGGTGTATAGAATCCCTTGATCCTGTCCGCCGCCGTGAGTCCTGACTCGTCACCATAGTACTTGCTGACCGCACCAATGTTGTCGTCGAAGTCTGTGGTTGATGTGAAAGCGCTTACCGCCTTGTAAAGTTCGTTGTTGTATCTTATCTTGTCATTGGAGTTATAACTGGTGTTGGCTCGCCATTCCACTACTGTTGACGTGCTAGCGATCCTGTCAAATTTTATAGTTGTGTTGAAATCCCTAACTAAGTCATTGCCTAGGTTAGCGTAGGCTTTGGCCACATCTGTTGGTGTTGAACCGTCAGCCTTACCGCCTGTTATAGTCACTGTTGGTGTGGTAGAATATCCAAATCCTATGCCTGTCACCGTGATAGATGTCACTGATCCATCCGTTATCGTGGCTGTGGCCGTTGCCGAAGTCGAGTCGTCGCCCGTGATTGTCACTGTTGGTGCTACCTCATAACCTGATCCCCCATAGAACACCGTTATCGATTCCACGTGCTTCCTGTGATAGTCATACCACAACTGCCATGGATACTGCGTGAGCCTTGTGGCCTCCGTTGCTGGGTTGATGGATCTTATCTTGCTAATTGAATCGTCATAGAACGGTGGATTGTCGAAATCGGTGATCACACCGTCATGCTGTTCTGGTGCATTGTAGCCCAGTTTGTACTCTCTTAATTTTGTATGGAACGGTTTTACCTCGTTGATATAGCTCTCTATCCAACTATCTGTTCCTGTGGTATAAGTCTTCCTTTGATCAAACTGTCTCACTTTGTTGACCGCTGTTATGAAACTGGTCTTAAACATCCAGTCAACATAAGTTTGTTGTTCTAAAACTTTCCTTAATCCTGTAAAAAATAATGTGTTGTACTCTACTTTTAGATCGCCAATAAACAAGTCATCTCTCAATGCCGTCAATATCTTTCTCGTCTCAGTAACCGGTTCTTGGTCAAAGGTGTTGTCGTCAAAGTTGTCCTCGCCATCATATCCTGTGGCATCTTGCGAATAATCATAGAGCTTGGTACTCAATCTAATTGTGCCGTTTTCCGTGCCTACGTTCTCCCATCCAGTGGCTGTCCTCATGAACAGTTTCCATCCACCGGTGTCGGCCGATGTCACTTTCACGTGTTTGCCTACCGCTAAATTTAGGGCGTCGAGCTCATACTCGAAGGTCACTTGTTTGTCGATCACAGTGTTCTCGTTGTGTGTCATATCACCGTCAGTCTTGTACCAATCAATGTAACTCCAGTAGTTGGATGTGTTGTAGGTTTGTACCCTTATCCTTGACCATTCTGTGCCGTTCCATTGGTATATCGCCCAATAGTTATTGGCAGTCTCATCAGATTTAACAAGGTAATTTACAGTACCTGAAAGATCTGCTGTATTCAAGTATCCCAACTCGGCGTAGGTATCGACCTGTCCGTCCCACTGTCCACTAGCACTGGTCGGTTCTGGTTCCTTGGCGTCGAGATTTGTTAGACCTATCTGTCCAACCAGTTGATTTTTCTTTAATACAGAGTTAGCATAGTCTATAATTTCTTTCAACGCAGAATATCTGTCTAAATACCAACTCTGTCTTGGTCTTATGTTATTTCCATATTTCTGATTCAGAGGTAGGTCCACATCCGGTACAATATCTCCGGCTATATTCTTTCCACACAACGAATCCCACCAACGAGACTCCACTTGATGTCCAGGCCTGTAGTCCGGGTCTCCTTCGCGTACCAGTTTCCATACAGAGTGTGCTTCGCCATCAAAATCATTTGTCCTGATGTCCACATTTAATACAATATCACTATTAACAAGATTTCCAATGTTATTAAGGATCAATTTGTTAGTGTCAGTAACTGAATAATATTTGATATTTGTATTTTGTGGATTGCGGATTAAATTTGCCACAAATGCTGTTGTGTTCTTCCTATTAACCACTGAATTATTCGGTATAGAGGATCTATTTTTAACCCAAAAGTAATACCTGTTTACGAAAGTGTCTAACCTAGAGTTATACCGTTGTATGACAGTGAAATTATCTAACGCTTCTCCAGACACTGTAGCGACAGCACCCTCCTGCGTACCTGACAACAAGTTCCATTCCGTTGGAGTTAATTGAGACTCCGTCCATTCGTATATGTCTATACTGGATCCTGGAAATGTTTTACCCCAGTTATTGACCTTATATTCCTGTTTGTCTTGCTCGTACCATAACCATTTCACTGTGGAAAGATCCCACCATACCACACCGACACGGTCCTCTGCCCATGGAATCTTGGCATTGGCCTCTGGGCCTGTGTTGTACACTGCCGGATCCCAAGGAGATTTAATATTGATTTCCCTATCAGCAATACCTAGTATACGGCCTTTTACTGGATCATATAGATCATAGTAGTCCCTGATTTGTTTGGTCTTACTATCAAAATCAAATACCTGACCTAGTTTATCTGTATCTATTAAAGCAGTTTCTGTTGTGATATTCTTCCAAGCGTATTCGTCGAAAACCTTTAAATCATAACAATAAACTGATCCGTCGTTGCTCAAATTGATGTTACCTTCATCTTTTGGTGCTCCTATGAATAAGTTGTTGTCGATCATACACACACCTCTGCCGTAATCATCATTTTCTGAAACATTAACAGATACTAGTCTGTCATCTAGTATAAATTTCGTATTATAGACTGTGGCAGTATATACAGCACCTGATCCTGTGTTGAGATCTACTATGTTGGTGTCTTGTAAATCAAATGTTGTTTCACCTAGATCAAACTTCATTTGTCTAGGATTGGCTGATTTTTCAGCACCTATGGCCAATCTAGTTCCTGCTTGGTTTATAGACAGCGATGACCCAAACCTAGCATCAGATATGTCTCCGGGTTCATTGATAGTTTGATCTAGTGTGTAGGTATTAGTCGATCCATCCCTGTTCCATTTGTAGACATATACAGCGCCCGCGTCGGCTTGATCTGTGTTATCAAAACCCGGTGATCCAATGACCAGTGTTGTTCCGTCCTTGCTCATCGCAATCGATTCTCCAAATGCTGTATTCAATGTTGAACCGTCACCGTCTACACCTGTCAAAGTCTGTGCTAATGCAAATGAATTCCGAGTGCTTCCATCTGAGCTTTGTGAAGTTCTTACAAATATTTCAACTTTACCAGCATTGCCTGGGGCTAGTGAACTTACAGCCAGTATATCGCCGTTGTCATTTGCTTTAATCCTGTGTCCGAACCGCTGTCCCGAACCTCCAGCTGGTGCCTCAATGGTGTAGTCCTGTGTCCATGTATCGTATGTTGAGCCGTCAATACCTATACCCCAAGTGTACACATATACTCTTCCTGTGTCGTTGCTGTGTCCTGGTGCTGACACAAACAAGTATTTCTGATTCGTATTTCTAGTCGAATTTGTAGTTGGTTCTGAAATCATGTGATCCCAACCAAAATTTGCATTTTCATTAGATGTAGATCCATCTGTTGGTGCTGTCAATGAAGAAAGTATTCCATATTTGAAAGTATCTGGTTCCCATATATAAATTTTTATGAGTCCTTCGTTATAGTATCTTGTGCTTCCGTCATTCGTCAATACATTTGTAAATGGTGCTCCCGCAATAACAAAGTTCTCGTCGGTACTAATAGACAATGATTCTCCTAATCTACTTGTGTTGTCGTTGTTATCGGTCATTGTCGCTGTGGACTGAACGGAATACACTGTGCCTGCTGAATGGCTTGATCTAAATAGGAAGTGCAGTTCTCCCTGCCCTTTGCCTGGTGCTGATATCACTGCCGATCTTCCGTCGTTACGTGCCACAACACGATACCCAAAATTTTGATCTGCCGTCACTGTATCGGGAGACAGCGTCCTGAATTCTAAGTATGGATCTTGTTTCTCGTAAACTCTCCATAGTCCCGAACTGTCCGCATCTGCGAAAACCTTGTCTCCTTCTAGTTTGACCTGCCTATCTTCGTCCTTGTCATTGTAAACATTGTAGTTGATCCTGTCATTGACGTTGTCCATAGAACTCAGCCTCACGGAGACGAACTTGTAAACATTGCCATAACTGTCCGCTGTGGAACCGTCGGCCAGTGTTGGTATGAAGTTGATGTTGTTGTCGTAGTCCACTATCACGGTCCTGTGGTCCGGCACGCTGGATACCTGGAACACCCTGTTCAGTGTCGTTGCCTCGCTGTTGCTGATAGCGAAGTAGTCGGCCTCCGTGGTGTTTGATCCTGCTGACAGTCCATGTGATCCCGTGAACTGTATCAACAATCTAGTTCCGTTTGCCGACGTGCTGAGTTGATCGATCTTGATACCAGCACTGGTCAGCCTATATACGTCCCAGTCCTTGTTCTGCTTGTTGGCCACCCATATGAGGTCATTCTTTGTGATCGAGTTGACGTCAAGGTTCAGTAGGTCTGATATATCGAACGCTGTGTGCTGTACCTGTTCCAACTGTGGATAACCCGCTGTCTTGTACACCTGTGCTTTATCTCTGCTGACTGTGGCCTTATTATAATCCAATTGTGAAAATGTGGTACTGGCTATGTATTCAACCGGCATTCTGTAAAGATTATCTTTAACCACTCCTAGCGATCTGCGATATTCCTTTGTATCAGCAGTGTTATCTAATAACTCAATGCTTTGAGGATCTGAATTTATTTCGTCGTCTTTTAAAGTAATCTGTATGTTTTCTTTCGAGTCAGTGTTTCCAAACACACCTGTGCGGAGCATCCACTCTGGATATAATTTAAGATTTATATCAGAATTCTCGTACTTGGCCTTAAGCAACTTATCGATCGCGGCCTGTGTGCCTTTCTCCCTGATGTAGCCCTGATAGAACTTGTACTGTGAAACATCATTAACAAACAAATTCTCTAGATAATCCCTTGCCTGATATCCAATCAATCTCTGAGCTAACTGCTGTTGTGATTCATCAAAGTTGTTCGATTCCATGTTATAGAAATCGTTAAACTGTGATATCTTGTAGTCAAAGTTTGGTATTAACTGAGGCGACGGCTTACTCGTTTTCAATGTCCAATTTGCACTCTCAAAAATATCTTCTGAATTATGATTAATCTTTGCGACATAGAACTTGCCTTGATATTCCACAGAATCTCCAATTCTATATTCTGTGTTTGATGTCCAGTATGTGACTTGTGCGGCATCAAACACAAATCCTGGGGCATAGTAGTCACCGTTCCAGCCGGCCGTCTTCCATCCAACAATTTTTAACCTCTGCTGTCTGAATCCTGTAAACGGTTCATAAATTATGTCTGAGAAAACAGTACTATTATCAAATATCAATACATGTTCTTTTTGAACGGTGTTAAGAGAAATATTGTAAAGACCTATCTCTTGTGATTTTACATTGAGATCAAAAGTCTTGCCCACACGTTTAGTGCTTATCTCTCTGATGTCTATTTTCCTACCACCAGCATCAAGCAATGAGTAGTCTCCGGCCAGGTTTCGTAGCCTGCCAACGATACTGTTATTAGTGTCCAGCTCAAAGCCGTCCGCGGCCGGTGATACCGTTATCGCAGAACCCGGTGCCCACTCCTGTGTGGTCCAGAACAAGAACTCACGCACCGCGTTTGACCAATTGAGGGTCTCTTTGATCTCCTTAGAATATTTGTTGAATTGGAATCCTTTAGATTCCAGCCAATGTCCGTACCCAAATAGAAAATCCACTACATCCTGTACGGTGTCAAACACATAGCCATAAGGTATGGTCTGTTCCGTTTCCTGGAAGGTGCTGTACTGTGACACCGCCACGGAACCCGATACTGATATAGTGTTCGAGCTAATGGTCTTGAACGGGTAGTTGAACTTGAAGAAGGGTTTGGTTGTGGAATAACCCAGCACCTTGTAACCGCCAAGCAGTGTTGAACCATCTGCACTAAGATCTGTGTTCTTCTCTATCAGCACGCCGGAGTACTGGAAGCTCTCGACCGGATTTGAAGTCCTGAAAAGTATCTTGTAGTTCTCGTCGGGTATGAATTTTGATCCCGCTGTAGAGCCCGGCGAAACGGAATCGGTAAGCACCTTTATATTATCTTTGTCTGTGAAACCTCCCAACTTATAAACTAGTTGAACATTCAATTCTTTCATCTTATCATAATAAAATGTTACAGGATCTAAATTCCTTGATCTCAAATAGTTCACCACGAACACTTGATATCCTGCTGTCTGATATCTCGTAGTGATACCTGTGTTGTTGTCCGTTAAGGTTTCAAGATGATACTTGGCTGTTGATAATTGCTTTCTTATACCTGTATCGGTGTATATCTGATTCCCTGCCACGTTGGTCGACAACCTGGACACATCAAAGTAGTTACTGAAAAATTTAGCTGGTTTGGTTATGGCCAGCGTCTTGACCACAGTAAATGGATATGCGGATGATCTCCTCCAGGCCGTCTCAGCCGGTGCTTGGTCTCCAAACTTCCAAGGCTGTCTCCTTGCTGGAATGTTGAAGTCATCTATCAGCCCCGCCGCTATGGGATCCAGTAGGTTACCTGAAGCGTCCACGGGTAGATAGTTTGCTATCCCTGGCTTGCCGTACCTGCCTGGCGCAGTGGCTATGGCGTTCCATAGTATGTCATTTCCAGAAGTGTAGGGTGCTGGTCCGTAGGTGTCATCCCATGTGCTCGGCTTCTCCGAGTGGCCCAACATCTCCCACGGTCTGGTGTGTGGAGCATCAGTGTCGTAGTGCAACTTGTAGATGGCCCTCCAATGTCCTGGCAGTTTGGCACTGGTCAGCCTGCCTGTTGAATTGGCGTAGTTGTAAGTGAACGGAGATCCTTCTGAGAATGTGGTGTTGTTGATGTACTGCACATTGTTCCTGCCGGCCCAGACGTAGAAATCCGTGCCCATGATGTCGTTGATCTCAGCAAGTGTGTAATCTGTGGTTGTGAACGCGCTTGGCATCACATCCGATAGGTCTAGCAGTGATGAGTCATACGTGACCTTGATGTTGTTGTAGATTCTCTTCTCTAATTCCAGTATCAGATCATCACGCTCGTCGCCGTAGGCCTTGATTATGGATCCGTCGTGTCTCCTTATCACTGCGGTGTTAGTTGTGTATGTGTCGTCTGTGAAAGCCTCTGGTTTAAACTTTGGATACATGCCCAGTTTGGTTGGACTAGGTGGCATGTAACTACCTGTAGTGTCAGGGTAATCCTTGATCACGATTGTGTCACCAGCCGCCAAGGTTTTAGATATTGTAATGCTATCGTCAGTAGTACTGAATGTATAATCTGTACCAAGAATCAACTGGATATCATTGAGATACACATACACTGCCCTGTTGCTCAACGTTGTGATGCTGTGCTGTGAGTCTAAAGCGTACTCTGTTTGTGATGCGCCTTGCACCGTGTATGTCCTGGTGGAGACATTCTGTCCCCAGCCCACCATGTCCTCATAGAAGAACGTAAATGAACTGTTCTTGCCTACATTAATCGAGTCGATTATCTCGTCCACCCTATCTCTGGCCACACCCTCGTATGCCGTACCGGTCGCTTTTGTCAAGAATGCGTTGTACCATTTCTCGTATTCCTGGTTCACGTAGTCGATGGCTGTTATGGCGTTTGCTTCCTGATCGGTCAGATTGAATATCGCTGGCACCAGTGGTGCCTCGTGTTGGTGTATGGTTCCTCCTTTTAATCTCGATTCTGGTAAGTCTCTGAGATTTGTTGTACCTGGAATGGCGCCCGTCAATTCCTGATTTTTGTCAAATATGTCTGTGACATGTTTTAATATCTGTCCGTATGTAAACGTACCTATGGTCTGGTTTAGGCTGTTCGTTGACAGGTTCTCGGGTATCTCGTATATACCCTTGTTAGTGACCTTGACGGCACTGCTGTAACCGGCTATCCTGATCTGATCATTGATTTTTAATTCATTAACAAACCTTATGTACTTGTTAGTTGTACCATTGGTTAGTGTATAATCTGTGATTAGAGTCTTTCTCACTCCATTTACGGAAACAGAAATTTCTAAATCTGTCAAAGAATTCGAATCCTTGTAAAAATCTATTGGAAATAATCTCTTCTCCGTTTCGTCCACAATGTGTGTTCTGATCACCCGCTGTTTGCTTTCGTTTGTCCTTTTGATCCAAGCACTCTTACTGTTGTGAATAAACCTTCCTGTTGTGTAGTGTAGATGACCTTCTGCTAAATTTTTAGTTACTGTCTTACCATTTTCTTGATATGTGAATGTGCCTGATGTATGATCAGAATCAAACACCATATCTCCCACATTATTAATAGTGTTATACTTGACCTTTAGACCTAAAACTGTATCTGTTGGGGCAGTATCTGAGATAGCATATTTGAATACAGTGGCTCCCGCAAATGACGAGTTAGGATACACTGTGTCGTTGTCAAAACTGTTGTGGTTGTTATCGTACATGTTAAACAACGGCTGTTGGTTAAGTGTAGTTTTTTGTTGTGTGGTTCTCCAATTGGATGTGGCGGCATCAAAGTAATATGATCTTCCCTTGTTGTTAACTCCGCCCTTTACGAAAACAGTGTCTCTGTCTAATGCTGTTCCGTTGCTGTCTTCGTTGAGGGTCAATGATAATACCGTAGAGTCTCCAGCGTCAACGAAGTTGGCCACGTATATCTTGCTCCTCACTAACGGATCCGTATCCGCCGAGAATATGATCCTCATGCCATCTGTTATGGCCGTCTCGTCACAGAAGTAACCGAACTGGCCCGACACGTCACTGAAGGCGTCCCTGGTGGTCGTGTCAAAGAGGTCTACAGGATTCTTAGCCACCGTTCCTGAGTTGTAAAGTGACAGTCCTGCATCGAATTCTATTATGGGTCGCTTGGCCCTGTCGGTCTCATCCAGCACTGTGGTGGTGCCGTTGACCTGTGCGGCCTTTTCGATTACTGACTTATGGAACCATCTGTTGTACCTCGACCAAGCGTTGTGATCAAGTGAAGACCTATTAATTGTTATATAATCCTTGTCTACAGGCACGCCGTTATTCGCATAACTCTCCGGAGTACTTAAAACTGCTGTATCGGTAAGTGTGATAGAATCTCCAACACCCTCTACATAATATTCCTTGTTCCTATAAGCCGCTGGCACTTTACTCGATCTGAATTTGATCTTCATACCATTTGAAAGAGCTAAAGTCCTTAGTTTATAATTTTTAACTCCAACTATGTCGTCGGCAATATTGATCTGTGCTTTTGAAGTAACTGTTCTGATATGCAGTATTCCATACATACCGTCATGACTACCACATTGATAATATAAAACATCTGGTGCGCCGTCTGGTACCACGAATGTCACTGTGCTCTGATCAGCACCGTTGTTGGTCACACCCGACGTGTAAAGCACAGAAGTAGAGCCATCAGCACCTATACCGTTCTTACTAGGTTCTGTCATTATATAGAAAGGATGTCCTTGTGCTTCAACTATAAATTTGTAGGTGTTTCCCCTCCATAATGTTATATCCGGGTTTCTTTCGTTTTCAAGGTGCGGAAAACTGTATGCTCTTCCTGAAGAATTATCATCTGGCAACGCTTCCACTTTGTATTCCACTACTGCACCTGGTCCCACAGAATCTATCTCTATAACCGAAGGTCCGTTAGGTAGCCAATAATACTCTCTGTAATTCACTAACTTGTCATAATCTATAGCCGGGTTCCAACTATAGACAGTCTCCTTGTTGAGCCTATCGTGGTTATTGACCTTGCCTCCTAAATATTTGATCTGATTAATGTAGTCGTCATATGTACCCGTAAACTTGACCTGGTCCTCTGGATTAACTGACGTAGTATCTCTGTCTGTGTATGTTACAGCAGGCTCCAGCTGGTATGCGAACCTGTCCCTGCTAGTAGCACTTATGTATCTGTCATTAACGTCTCTGGTGTAGGCATCCTGTCTTCCTATATATCCGTCCAGTCTCTCTAATCTGCCTTTCTGTATCAATGGGTCAAGTACACTTGACAAGAAACGCTGATTCGTGTCGGTCCTGTAGAACGCTGGTAGGTGCTGTACAGTTCGTCTGTATTCGTTGTCGCCTTGCTTAACGACTTCGTTGTTGGTCAGTGTGTTAATTGGTTTATCGGCCATTAATATCCTGCCCCACTACTACCGGTGCTTGAACCGGAACCTGTTGTAGTAGAGCCTGATACCGCTGATCCTGTTGTGGTGTTGGTAGTGGCAGTTGATGTTGATGTGACAACTGTGCCGGACGCCGTCAATTGATTGGCTCCCAAGGCACTTATTATTGTGACATCATCAACGGTGGCCCCACTGATGAAAATCTCGTCTGCCGCTGAGTTTATCTGAAACAGAGACCCAAAACCCTGTCCTGACTGATTTGGCACTATCACCACGGTGAGTAGGTCTGGTGCTAGTTCATTGTGTATGTATGCGGCTAATTCTGTAAAGTAAAAAGTATCTCCGAAATCCCAGTTATCCAAAGCAAAGAATTCATTTACCGCGGCTATAACTCTGGTCTTGATCACAGCATCTGTAACATTGGTTGTAGAATTCTTTACAACTTTAAAAGTGGCCTGCAGGTTCTCGTCAGCACCTGTACCAAATAATATCTTATACTTGACTGGATGATATACGATCTGATCTGATAATGATTTCAGAGGATTCAACACACCCGAGTAATTAATTCGCAACTGATCCGATGTAGATGGTGTAGGTTTTGCTCCTCCGTCCTGCAACCAGATCCTGAACAGATTGTCATATGTTCTTTCAAGTAAGTAGATATCAACTATATTACTGACGCTAGGGTCGATTCTAGTCTCTTGTCCAGCATGGTGTTTGTATTGGAAATCTATCGAACTTCGACCTTTCCTAGCATAATAATCAGTAGTTGTTGACAACGTGTTGATTGTCGCATTGTATGATTTTACTACATTCTCTGTGTTATCATAAAAATAGAACAACTGCCCGTCTGTATACGTGGATGTATTGAGATTGATGTCTGTTTCATTCTGTCTTACAATAAAATTAGTTGATGCATACGGCCTGTATCTTTCTATAGTGTCATAGGATATGTACTTCTCAAAAAATACAAATTTATTTGCTATATCATTATTTGGTTCTACAAATATATCAAACAGTTCTGGATTATCTACAACGCCGTCGTCATCGCTATCATAAAATCCAACTTTGATTTTTCTATTGTCTTGAAATCCGTCTGCTTCAGTGACTGTGTCCGTAACTTGCCATGTTATAGGATAACCGACAGAATTTCCTGTTGACAAAATAGCATTTGTTTTTAAAATTTTTACTGTATCTTTGACTACATTACCTGTTCTATAATCGTATATTCTTTCTTCTGTGTCGTAATGGAATTTGTTCTGTGATTCAGATTCAAAAATATAGTCCAGTTTCCTGTAGTGCACCGTGTAAGTGTCGCCATCATTGGTGAATTTGAACCACCAGCTGGCGTCTAGATTGGTACCGGCAGTGCTACCGGTATTTGCGAGGCTGAACACAGTGCTGGTGCTTAGGTTGGTAGTCGTTATGACTCTCCATTCTTCGTTGTCCACATCATATCTAAGACCAAAATCTTCGTATGCTTCAATTCTGTCAATTATATCAGCTTCTAACACAGTAGAAAATGATGTAACAAAATTAGGTATAACCGCGTTCAACACAGATCCGTTTGCTATAATGTCATTAAGTGTTATAGGTCCTAGCCCAGAGGATAGATTCCCTTGGCCGCCATTTGATCCGTCACCAACAACATTGGAGATTTTTGCCCATTTTCTGTCTTCGGCATTTTCTGTACCTGCTGTTACCAATGTTCCATTTAAAAACTCTCTTGTATCGGGTGATGTAAATTTTATAAGTGCTCCTGCTTTAGCATACTTGAGATTAGATGAGGAAGAATCGCCGACTGCTAAAGCACCACTTGATGTGAAATATCCTGTATTTGTATTTGTAGTTGTTGTGGTCGAATTCCATGTCGCCGTCAGAGATGTCAGGCTCTTTGAGTCATACTTGTCATAGTAAAAATGTCTCGAGTAGGCCTCTTTGAGTTTTGATTCAACTGACAGATCAATCACTGACTGTATATCACTACTGTTGTTGAATGTGAAAGTGAATGTTGGGGTTGTCTCCTCACTGTACAGTATGCCGTCCTCCGCAAACACCGAAACATTGGAATAGGCTCCCGTGGGATCCAGTATTTCTTTTGCTCTAGATATACCAGACGCCGATCTGTTCACGGATCTCACCTTGACTATCTCCTGTGATGCTGAGAGTGGAACCACTTGGTAGTCCTCTGCCGTTATCATCCTGTTCTGCGAGTAGTACACTTGGCCCGCTTTTTCTCGTATGCTGTCGTTTGATTCTGTCGCGGCCGAATTGTAAACCGACTGCTTTAAGCTCATGGTAATCGTCAAAGTCTGTTGTGACCCATTAGCATCTATGTAACCAATATCGATTTGTACATTCTGCATATCTGCCGGCTGTATCGCATATTTGGCGTTGTCGCTGATCCTGTAGTAAGTTTTAAAAGATCCAAGCGGTAAGTTTGAGAAATTACCGTCTCCGAATACTAAATCTATAGCATCATTATTTTTTGTTACAACATTGTAGATGTTCCTAATATCTTTTGATAAGGAATTATAAATGGCATTGTTACCACTTAGAGATGGTACCTTAGTCCAGGCTTCCGCTATCTGGCCAAACTGATCTAATTTGTAAAGCCAAACATCATTATCGTTTATGTTACTTACATCAATACTTTTCACATAATTTGTAATAGCAGAATCTACGGTGAAATCTGTATTTTGTATCGTACCTTGTTTGAATAGACAAAAGAACCCTGTGTTATTTGAACTGTCACCTGACCCGTCTGATCTATATGTGTATGTAAAACCAGTACCTTCCACTGGTTGTGATTCATATATAGATTCACTGTTGGTGAGCTTAGACGGTACTACCTCAAACGCTCTGCTGATTCCTCCCACTGATTTTGTAAATTGGAATATCGGAAGTCCGTTTTGATTAGAATTAAAAGTGTACACCTCCGTGTCTATTCCACCTATCTTGTCTTTCTCTCTAGGAGAACCAAATAGTTGTCCTGACTGATTAGCCTCATTTAATATCGAAATGAATTGTTCTCTATAATTTGAATTAGCCGAATCATTCCATATGATAGTAGAGTTAGCTAGGTTGGTACCAGACGAATCTCTCACGTCCTGTGTTGTTGATATTGAATCTATCTTTAAAAGACCCGTGGCTGGTTTATTTCTCTTAGCGTTGTAATTAATCAGTCTCGCTAACCTTAGAATAGAATTTCTTCTCTCTGCCGTCTCTAGGAAATTCTCCCTGGCGTTGAGGTCAACCCTGAAACTCAATGCCTGTGCTATGTAGGCTATGAGATCTATAAGTGCGACATACTCGGAACTTTCTACGAAATCATTAAAATCATCTGGGTAGTTCTCCTGTAGATAGGCCACCATGGTCCTTCTCAGCGTCTCGAAGTCATATGATTTGAAATCAGCCTGTTGGAAGGCCTGATAGATCTTGCGCCAATCCTCGGCTACTAGTAATCTGTTCTGTCTGTCTGTTGTGGCCATTGTATATACAACGGTATTTATATGTGAGGTAATGTGCGCTTATTAAGATAGACGCAAAAGTGAGTTCTCGTCGAAGTTAAATCGCAGTTTCTCAGTGATGTTTAATGGTACATATGTGATAGTGGCCTGTATGGCTATACCCTTGTCCGCCTCTGTGACCAGTATCTCCTGCGTGGATATGCGAGGATCCGCATTGAGATTCGCAGTGACATCCTCCACTATGGCCTCTTTGAGTTGTTCCGTGAAAGGTTCAAATATGGCATCATATATGATCGTTCCGAATTCGGGATTCTCCACACGTTCGCCTTTCCTCACAGAAAGCCTGTTGATGAGATCCTGTTTGGCCACTTCAAAGTCGTACAGTTTAAAGTTCTGCTTGTCCGCACGACTGCTGAAACCCTTAAAAGTTGGATTTCTTTTTGATAAATCCTGATTGTTTTCTGCCATTAGTCCAATCTCCTGAATTCCACGTCCACTTTACTATAGTCAACCATGTAGAATCCTGTGCCTGTCATTGTTCTCGCCCATGGAACTTCCTGTGCCATCACACCCTCATATGTTCCATCGGTGTGTTTGTATTTAAACGAATATATGTTGATGCCCGAGGGCGACTTGCCAACTAATTTTATATCTTCCTTCAATCTCTGGTCACTCAATTTGAATCCACTAAAGAAACTTTTGACCGCACCACCGATTGCTCCTATCTTGTCTGATAAATTTATACCAACGTTCTGCAGGAATGTCTGTCCGCCCCTGGCGGCGTCCCTGGCGTTGAAAAGTCCCACCTTGCTGGCCAGGCTCTTGACCTGGTTCATGCCCACTATCTTGCCTCCCACCACGCTGGAGTATGTCTTTGTCACGCTGTTCAGTGTTCCCAACGTTGGATCGATGTTTCTCACTCCACCACCAAATCCGCCCCCCATCGCTATGTCCCTGGCGGTCGCGGCTCCCTTCTTGCTCAGGTTACCCGTTGTCAATTCCTCGATGGCCTTCCTACCGACTCCTGTCAGGTAGGTCTTACCGGCGTCCGCGGCGAATCCCTTGAGATCTCCTCCTAGGAACTTGCTGTAATCCACACCACCTCCCAGCGTGAACAGTTCACCGGCCTGGTTGACGAACACGTTGTCCTTGAACAGTTCCACGTTGTCACCTCTGAATTTCTCCACCACCTGTGATGTGAGATTTTTTATCGAATTGGTCGCGTCTGAAACCAATTCGGAATTCTTTATCTTCTCCGATATGCTGTCTTTTATTTCAAATGGTAGATCGACCTTGCCCGTTATGCCGTATATGTCATTGTATGCTGTTCCAAAATCAGATAGTAGTTGTCTGGCCTTGGCGGCGTCAGTGCTTGACCCCATCTTCTGTTTCACGTACTCCAGTGCGTCCGCTTGGTACTGCGCGTCTCTGATGGCGCTGTTCTCACTCAATCTATTCTGCATGTTAATGAACTCCGCCGTGCCCGGTGTGTTGGCCAGCTGGCTCCATCTCTTCTTGTCATCACTGTCTATCGGAATGATGCCATCATTGCCGATCACGCTGGCCCTGAACATGGGTTCGTGAGTGACGAACCTGTGTACGGTGGTCTTGGTCTTCCTAGTGAACTGTTCCAAAGGTCTGATTCCCTTCTGCGCCAACTCAACATCGCCTTCGTCCCTTAGTTGCATGCCCGCTTTTTCCGGTGTGAGCCAACTTGGCCCCCAAGTGCTACTGGCACCTGTGGAGTTGAAGTGCACCTGTGATCCCGCTAGGTGTATCTGTCCTGAGGCACCGTGTAACTGTGTGCCACTCGTGAATGATGAAATGCCGTCCCTGGCGTAGTCCCTCACGGATCCCGCCTGCGAACTGTTCAGTATGCCCTTCTCACCTAGGTTCAATAAAAGATCCGCGGAGTGTATCATCTCCTTGGCGGAACTGAATCTAACCTGTCCGTTGGCGTGCATGTTGATGTTGGAATCCGAATGTAAATTGAAGTCACCCTCGGTCCTCATGTTGATGCCACCAACGCCGGAATAGATGTCTATCCTGCCGTTGCTCTGCATCTCGATGTAGGCATTTCCAGAACCATTGGCTATATAGACCACGCCCTCGGTGTCATGCATCAACAGTTGATGTCCGCTTGCCGTCCTCAATCTTGTGAGCTGGTTGGTGCCATCTGTGGCACCGTCGTCCATGACGAAGGTGTGTCCTGATGTCCTCGTGACATAGTCCGTGGCCTCGGAGTCCTTGGCTCCGACCTTCTGTTTTGGTGTGCCGGTGTCCTTGCGACCCGGTGTGGATATCCCAAAGACCTGGCTGGGGGTCTCCCTCCTGGCCGATGATGTAGTCGTACCCCTGATCGGATCGGCTATCAATCCCTGTTTCAGCAACACATCAGCGAAGGGGTGTATGGGCTTTGGTGTTGACTCGTAGTTGCCGTTGACCAGTGCGCCCGGGGTGTTCCTGTTGAGTTCTCCCGCTGGCACCGTCCTGGTTCCATAATCTTTTTGCTTGTCGATGAGTGTCTGTTGGGCGCCCGGCGGGCCTTCCTGCTCCCCGGTGGTCTTGTCCCATGTGTTGGCGCTGGCCGCTATGCCCGGCGTCATGTGATTGGTGTACGGGTCCTGCACACAGCCTATCCAGTAGGCCTGGTCCATCTTGCCCTCGGCGAATATAACCAATACTTTGGTGTCTAGGTCAGGTGGCACAGCCCAGAAACCATACGAGTGCTGTGAGTCCGTGTAGTCCCTTGACGCTCCGTTGGCGTACTGTTCT